TGCTTGACTATGTAAATCCACCAGTCAGAACGTGTCACCATTATGCCGCTAGGCCTGCCCATCTTAGGGTTCTTGTACTCAATGAACAGATTACCTGTTGGTCTGCGCTGCTCACCTTTGTAGTTCAGCCATGGGGCAGCAGAAGACTGGTCGAACTTTACTTCATGGAACTTAGCCCGCCCCTCTTCAGACGTTAACTTTAAATCCCAGCCGGGAACATTTCCGGAACTGAAGGTTACCTCAGAGACAGGGTAGGTGTTGAGCACGAACTGACCCCAAGCCTTTTCGATGGCATCGCCTATCGCTTTGTCATTCTCTACAGTGCTCATTGAACTCTTTCAGTGCAGTCTTAATACCTTCAAGCTCAATGATTAAAAGCTTTTTGTATTTTCTGACTTCGTCAACAGTGGTGTCCCAGTCTTTCTGTGGATTACCATCATCTGTATGGATGCTTTCGTAAAGCTCCGTTGTCAATCTGTGAATCTCCTCAGTAGCAAAGGAGTATAGTTGACTAAGTTTTTCTTCAGTCATTCAGGTGGCGTTTAATAATTTCAATGGTTTGGTCAACTTGCTTCTTGTTTTTTGGGATGAATAGCATGTAGTCATCCATGTCATTGCTCTCTAGGTACTTTAGGAATAGCTTCCATCTAATTGGAAACGTGTGTTGAGATGGGACATATCCCTTTGTCTCAATAATAAACCTATGCTCATGACTAATGAAGTCAGGGGTGTACCTAATTGCTAACACAACTTTGTTAGTAGCATCAACAAGAACATCCTTACCCCTAGTTGACTTGTGATATACACCCGGATAACGAAACGAGTCCACAAGACTGAATGTCTCGGACTCGTAACCGAACTGAAGCTTCGCCTCCTTTAGCTTGTCGTAGCAATAAGTCTCAAGGGTAGACTTCAGCTTAACCGAACCGCGAGAGAGGTCGCGTCGCTTCCTCCCTCTTTGCGGCTTGGTTAAGTTTTTTCTACTCCTATTCTTCATACTACAATTTACGAATGAAGTTGCCTTTGTTGGCCTCTCAACTTATCCCCAAATGTTGGAAAAAGTGTAGGCTCCGGACCGAATAAAGCAAATCCCGATTGCGTACTATTGAATTCAAACATCAGTGGCTCAAGAAATGGGGTTGGCTTACCTCCAGTATCCACCTCCCTCACCTTTCGAACGTGCATCTCAATACACCTTCTCTGTAGTACATCGGGGTGCTGAATCTTTCGGTGCAAAGTGATGAAGCAATCCGCTCTGTTCACCCACTTACCTCCGTGCTCTGTATCCTCAGCATAAGGTGCAACCTGCAGTCCATCATCACCCTTTCTACGTTGACTCTCCGTAATGCTGTGAGCATTTACCCAGACAGCAATCTCCATGTTGTTACTAAGGGTAAGGAATTCTGAAGCGGCTTCGTAATGGTACTCATGGGGTCCGATTCCACGACCGGCACTCATCTCAATCTTTAAGCTGTTGTATGGGTCTACAAATAACCCGTCAATAGGTTGCTGTCTGTGAATCTTCTCGCAGAAAATGATGATGTCTGAGTAGCTGTATGTCTTGCTGTTGTCAATGACTATGAAGTGCTCCTCTACCCACTTCCTTGCTGCCTTTCTCTCTTGCACGGTCGTGCTCGTTAACTTTTTGTTCAAAGCAAACACCATGAGTTTCATTTTGATGGCGGCTGTCCTGTTCTCCGAGCTGTAGATAACCCATCTCCAGTCATGATTCATTGCGCTAGCTACCATCATCCATAAAGCAAACGTAGTCTTACCGATGTTGCTGTGACCATTAATCATGACGAACTCTTTCTTGAACATGAAGTTCTCGTCCACCCTACTGTTGCCGGTAGTTAACCCAATCGGAATGTTACCATCAACGTAGTCCTCAATCCAATCATAGTCAACGTTATCACTACTAACGAATGACATGTCGCCATCGTTCAATCGCATATCTCGCTTAGCCTTCTCTTCAGTGTTGACCACCTCACCAATTGGCATCATCTTTCCCGCCTTGATACCATCATCAATGGTCTTACGTGCACCCTCTAGCGATTCAATGTTATCCTTCTTGGATATCTCTCGCTCAAGAACCCATCGAGCTACCTCCTCTTCAACTATGCCACTGGCTATATATCCTCCCATCAGAGTGGAAGCCTTGACAAGGACGTTATGCTTCTCACCGTCCGTAGCCTTGGCTATCATGAGTGAAGCAACGTTCACCTTTTGAAAGTCAGTCCATCCACCACGCTCTAAAACCTCTTGGTTCTGAGAACGCTCGGACAGCATACCACCATACTTATCGTACTCTGATTTGATTACGATGTCAGGGTCATACGATTCAAAGCAGGCTCTCGACTCGTTCTGACCAGTGATATCTAATTCAAGAGCGTATTGCTCGTCAAAGTACTTGACCAAGGAACGGTAGTGGTCTCGGTGCCTCTCCGTATTTGTTATCTCGACTAGCGCCTTGACACCATCGCCACTTGGGGACTCCCAACACGCCATGATATACTTGTCACCCGCCAGTGCGGACTTGACTCTCGTCACGTCGCAATGGTCAAAGTCCAGTATGATTAATCCGGAATGATATTGAAGTGTATCATCGCTTCGCTTCCCCTTGGGGAACACTCCGCTGAAGCAGACAGCAGGTAGCTCTTGCTTCTCAGACTTGTCTCCGTTTCTTACGAGCTCAACCCTTGGCCGACTGTTTCCTTCTCGTATTCTTCTTAGTACTGTATCCAACGATGTCACTACCGCCTCCTGTGTGCGATAGATTGTTGGGTATATCGTTACTCTCTTCTCTTTCATTACGCAGCTCCTCTACCTGTTGCTCATACCACTGCGCCTTCAGGATGTCGGTCTCTAAGGGCTGCCCCTCTTTTTTTCCCGCTCTCATCCTGTACTTGAAGCTGTTCATCTCGCAAAATGCTATGTACTTCTCCACTCCCCATATGTCTTTCATCATCTGGTAAACCTCTTTCCCAGCTGTCTTGTAATGATTTGGCCTTACGTCCTGCAACCTTGTATTGGAATCGCTGGAGGAATCTTTCGAGGATTTCGATTGTTCTTTTGATTGTATCAATTTGCTCATGAGTATTGATTTTTCTTTTGCCTTCTGGCCTTACATGCAAAGGTACTTTCTTATCTACTTTTTCATGAACAATTTCAGACGCGATTACAAACCACTTCCTATAGTCCGGACTTGATAGGTAGTAGACCTCATGGTTTCTGATGTAGTGATACACGCTTGTACGCTCCATCCCGAATAGGTTTGCAACGTCAGCGTGATGAAAGAATGGGTTGACTGCATTAGCAAAAGCAGCTCGCGTTTCTACGTTGTGTCTTAGTCTGTTTCGTTCTGGCGTGTGGCCGATGCGCGAACAATACTCTTGAAGAGTCTCTTGAAAGATGTTCTGTTGTGACATTTGATTTTATTTAGTGTACATTCTTGATACTCGCTCAGTGATTCCATAATCAAGCAAGTATATGTTACCTCTGTAGATACCCCAATTTGCAGGGTTGTACAGGTCGCAACCATTTATATCAAGTTCTGGGATTCGTTTCTTTACTGCCAATACATACTTCCCTTTAAACCTATCCATAGGTTTAGCACGTTGTTGAATGACGACACCTCCACAGCCCCACTTGACAGGGATGAGGTTGCTTTGATATCCGTACTTCCTCCAAAGCTTTCGCTCATTCAATCCTTGTAGCCACCCCCTCCTATCAATGGGGATTTTCACGGCGTACCTTCCAATAAGAAACACTACCCGAGTTGATACTTTTACTTTCATTGATTACTGATGCTTTTATTGATTAATGAATTGCGGTCATCCTCGGAATCGAACCGAGACGAGCTGCGTAACCTCGTTCCTGCGTGTTGCCATACCAAATTGTCTCACGCGATGACCGTAGCGCCCGTCTTTCCGAGCTGTCAGTCTTTGATATCCATAACGGGGTTATATGATTGACACCACCACTAGGCCCCGACTTGACCAATGTCAATCACGAAGTAACACGCGATTGATGTGGCTGGATACCCCACCTCACCCGACAAGGTAAAGTTTTACTATCCCATGTGGTGGTAGTGTACTCCCGACAGGATTCGAACCTGTGACCGTCTGCTTAGAAGGCAGATGCTCTATCCACCTGAGCTACGAGAGCATGAAAGAGGGGG